TTTATCTGTTGCCCCTTTAAGTGTTAAGCCTCCTCCATCTAAACCTGCATCTGTTGAATTTCCTGTTGCAAGTTCAAGGTTCTTATCTGCAACCGTAACTGTGGTACTAGAAACAGTTGTTTGCGTTCCTGTAACAACCAGATCTCCATAAACTGTGGTCTTGTTATTTGCCTCTACTTTTATTGCTTGAGCACCATTAGTTGCTATTGATAATTCATTTGCTGCTGACCTATAAAAACCAGTAGTAGTAGCGGAATCAAAGGAAAAAGAAGGGGCGCCAGCGGTGCCGTCTGGAATGCTTTTTAAGAGTTCTCCGTAGGTTATTTTCTTATTCTTATTCGCAGTTACGCCTTCGCTTACATCTACAACAGCAAGTAAGTCATCTGCGGCTGGCGTTGTTAATGCGCCTAACTCGCTAATTTTTCGATTCGCCACAGTCTTCTGACGTAGTTAGACCAACCTAAATATACCTAAAAATGACTCTGTTTCCTAGCTGATCTTGATAGTTCTCTTATGTATAATGTATGTATGCAGGATTTCAGTGACCTCATCTACCAAAAGAAAGGCGCTCTCAGTGAGAAATTCTGTCAGGAAATAATCCAACGTTTCAGGCATGACGATAGAAAATCGCAAGGAATAACTACATCGGGAGAAGTAAATTTAGACGTTAAAAAATCTATGGACCTGAGTATCAGTAACTTAGATGAATGGGAACCAACAGATGCAATATTGTTCGCTTCGTTAGCAGAGCATTTAGAAGATTACACGAAAAGCATGTTCCGAATAATCGAACAAGATTTATGGACTAATCAAATACAAGACAGTGGTTACAACGTTAAAAGATATCGCCCAGGAGATTACTACAACTGGCACGTAGATAGCCAAACAAACGGAGGATGGATGAGAAGTATTGCTTGTATCTGGTATCTGAACGATGTAGCTGAAGGTGGTGAAACAGAATTTGCTTTTGGACAAAAGATAAAACCAGAAACAGGGAAGATTTTGTTATTCCCAGCAGTATGGACATACCCCCATAGGGGATTGCCACCTAAAAATGGCGATAAATATATTATTACTACTTTTGTTTCTACAAATGAACAGCTACAAACGCAATAGATCTAGCTGATTCTCATTATGTAGCAGAGAGCATAGTAAGGAGGCAGGTTTGCATTCGTGCCTGAAGAACCAGTGCTGTTAATCGTTATCCCTGTCGTGCCACTGTCCGAATTGCTAGAAGAAAAGCTTGTAGAAGGTCTGTCTTGGTTCGAGTCACCAAAAGAGTGAACACTTGTGATATTTCTACGCTTATAACCATGTCTATGCCCAGGATCACTTACACTGTGAGTGTGAGAAACCGTTATTGCATTTGCACTACCCCCCGTATTGTGGACTGAGTAATTACTGCCCGCACCAATAACAAATCTATCTCTTAAATCTGGTCTACCACCACTGCCATCACACAATCTCCAATTTAATAAAGTACCCGATCCGATTGCAGATACAGCACCAGACCACATAATAATACCACCAACTGGAACTGCTCCCGTAGTTTCAGTTACTGATGATCCAGTATTATACCAAATATCTCCGTCACAAATTCCACTACCAGTTGGTTCAGAAGTTTGAATATACTTAGCACCAAAAGCATTACTATTATTACCAACAGTAATTGTGGCAGCACCAGTTGTCTGTGACGTAGTAATTGGAAGTACACAAGGTGAATTTCTACCTTGCTGAACTACTGATATACTTGTAGTACCACCCGTAGCATTTACATTTTGCCAAGTCCATGTGGTTCCATTAGATACAGGAACAAAATTAGTAGATCCATTACTATTACCACTATCAAATAGTTGACTTATTTGTGCCTTTGGAACAGTTAGTTTATCAGTAGATGGAACATAGGTTATTGAAGAGTCAGTATAAAAACTTTCTTGTGCAGGACTAGAATTATTACTATCAACAAAAGTTAAGTAATGAGAAGAACTACTACTATTGGACTGTGTTTTAAGATTATCAGCAGAACCACCACTATTTGCTTGCCATGTCCAACCACCAGATCCATCAGCAGTTGGGACATATGCAGCAGCACCACTACTACTTCCAGAATCTGTTATTGTTGTTGGTTTAATATTGGCAACTGTAAGTAAATTACTATCCGCTTTCCATGTTAAATTATTACTATCAACATATAAATATTGATGTTCTGTCCCCGTATGGGCAGCAAAAGCTATATGATAAGTATGATCAGCAGTTGTTGAAGTAATTAATATTTTATCTGCACCAGTTGAAATACCAGTTACACCACCAACAAACTCACGAGCGTACATCTTACGCCAATAATTACTACCACCTCCAATATCCCTTCCATTACTATCTGAAGCAGTAGAAGAATTAGTATCTGGTAATATCGAACTATCAACCCTTGAAGTAATTGTAAGTCTGTCACTAATATTATCACCAATATCTACATTACCATTAAATGTAGACTCACTTGATACAATTATGTTAGCAAAACTGACTAACCTAGTATCAGGATTATATTTTGCAGTTGCTTCAGTATAAAGTTCTTTATATTTACGACCAGAAGAATTGTGGTCAACAAATGTCAAAAAATGTTCTTGATCATAAGTTGTTTGTCCAACACCAATTTTATCTGCCCTATCAACCCCAGCATCACTAAAATTAATAGCAACATCTGCTGCTGCTGTTATCAATCCTTTATTATTAACAGTAAATTGACCTACGTTCTCTGCACTACCGAAAGTACCTACATTACTATTAACTGTTGCCAGAGTACCACCACTAGTAACATCTGATGTTCCATTAAAATCAACATCCCAAGTAAGATCACCACTCATGGCAATATTTCTAGATGTTGTTAATGAATCTGCAGTCTCAGCAGTACCTTGAAAACGACCATTAAATGTCGTGGCCCAAATCGTACCCCATCTTAAATTATTAGTTCCTAAATCATAATTATCATTCAGTATTGGAACTAAATCACTATCAGCTCTACCAGTAAACGTAATTGAATCTGTGGCAGCATTACCAATATCTACATTACCATTAAATGTAGATCCAGAACTTACTCGTATAGTTTTAGTTTCAATATGTCCATCATTATCAATACCATCAACACTAAGTAAACCTGTAATATCAACACCTTGAGTTAAGGTAGTCAGTCTTTGATTTCCATTAAAATTTAATAACGTTGATGAATTATTCTGAGCAACTATATTATCAGTTCCATTCTTAATAATTAAATCACCTGCACTTGTGTTGTTTATATACGACTTATTATCTGATGACTGATGATATATTTGTAAGTCATCACTATCACCAAAAGTAGATTTAATATTATCTTCAAATTCTAGGGCATTATCAGATACATCCCATAAAAGTTTATCATAACCAAAATATACATCAGATTCATGAGTTGTGATTCCAGTATTGTGGAACGTATTAATAGTACCAATACCAGTAATATTAATATTTCTACCATCCAATTCATCAAATACAAAATCACCAGCAACATTAAGATTACCACCAACCCACAAATTACTACCAAAAGTACCTACACCAACAAAAGTAGAGAATCCAGTAATTTTAGTATGTCCACCAACATAAAGATTCTTATCAATACCAACACCGCCATCAACTGTTAATGCACCACTACTCACATTGTTTGATTGAGTAGTAGATTCTATATTAACAATATCCTGCATCTGGGTTACACCAGTACTAGAATCTAATATAAGATTACCACCAATCGTTGTAATTTCATTGTTATTATTACCTGCTATCTCAATATTACCAATCGTTGCTACACCAGTTACCCTAAGATTTAATGTTTCTAACTGCCCATCAATAGTTAACTTATCAGTTTCTAATTCGTCAGTAGTAAGTTTACCTGTAATATCAACACCAACATCAAGAGTTTTTAATTTCTCACTTCCTCCCCAGAAAAGTTGTACTCCTGCATCAGGAGTAAACACTGCCATATCTGCACCACTGCTGTATTTTTCAATCTTAACTGCGGAATTTGATTGTATGAGTAAATCGCCAGCAGCCACATCTTGGATATAACTATCACCACCACTAGCAGGATCATGATAAATTACTAATTCTCTATTCTCACCAAATTTTAATTTCTTATTATCTTCAAAGGATGCATCCTCACCAAAATAAACAACACCTTCAAATGTACTAATTCCTACAAATGTAGAAAGACCAGTATTTCTAAATGAATCAACAGTATGAGAACCTTTGAATACAGATGTGCCACGAACATCTAGTAATGCATTTGGTGTTGTACTTCCTATACCAACACGTTTACTAGAAGATGTATAAACAAAGTTAGTAGCACCAGCAACAAGACCAGCATTACCATGATATTGAACTTGTGATATCGTTCCACCTGCACCAGTTATAGCAGCCTGCTGATTTATCCATTCAATACCATTAGTAGTACTGACTATAATATCTTGAGAATTTCCTTTAAAATTATTTTTATCGTATATACTACCAGTTAATCTAAGGTTACCATCTACGTGTAATTTTTGAGTAGGATTTGTAGATCCTATACCAACCGATCCTATACCAGTATTATTAACTTGTAATCTACCACCATTAGTCCCAACACTAAGTCCACCACCAATAGATACAATATCATCTATATCGTCATATCTTAAACCAACAGAAGTTGCAAAATCATCATTATCTTTAAATAAAATACTCCCATCAATACCTGGAGGTTTAACAGTAATCGTCGCAGCAACTGAAAGAGGTTGTGCAAATGCTGTTACACCATTACCAACAAAATTAAGTTGAGTAATACTACTTAAAGTACCAGTTAATGTTCCTTCTTCAAATACACTGATAGACCCAGGAATTAATCCACCCTGAATCGGAATCCAATACCTATCACCTGGATTGTTTAAGACACTAATAAGTTGAAACTGCTGACCCGAAGGAACTCCAGGAGTACCAGAGACAGTAGGAGAATCACCCAAATTGGGTTCTGCTTCTTCAAGTCCAAGATACTGATACCTATCATCCGATAACTTATCCTGTGCCCTCCTCTTAACTCTACCACTGAGATACTTGGCAGCACTGTTAGATTTTGCCATATTACGCAGAACTATTCTCTAGAATACTGGCAATGAATTCCATTTGTAATGGAGCAGACTGCCCACCTGCATTTGTAGTGCCAACATCAACAGTAATAGTATTAGTTGTTGCTGAGACAGGAACTAAATTTGTACCAGAAGCTGGATCAGTTGAACGTGGATAAGTATGTTCAGTACCATTATTATCCATCGTACATGTAAATGTTAATGAATTATCAGCAATAGTAATATGATTCGCAGTTCTTTGCATACCACCAGCAGATCCAGTACCTGTTGAGTGAATATATTCACCGCCACTACTAACTACTGCCCTTGACATACTATTAGCAACAGCAGATTTAAAACTATGAACTGTTGTATTTGTAGGACTAGTACCAATTAAAACATTAACTTTAAATGTATCGGTAGTCTTATCATAAATGGTTAACCACTTATCACTAGCAGGATCTGTTGATCTTGGATAATTTCTCTCAGAATTAACACCTGTCTGATTACCTTGAGTACAACTAAACTTCAATGATTCATCATTAAATTTAACATGCTCTCCATTAATGAATCCATGACCAGTAACCTTAACAGTTAGTATACCTGTTGCAGAATCATAATCAGTACCTGATTCTGGTGTATAAGTATTGTTCGCACTAACAAACGTATGAGCAGTTGTATTTGATGGTGATGTACCTTGTAAGGCATTTATAGTAATTGTCCCATTAGCTTCATCTACATCTGTAATTGGGCAAGCATCATCCCATATTGGATCATTTGATGATGCTCCACCTTGACCACTTGCTCTTGGATAAGTTTTAACTGATCCATAACTATCCTGAGCACACCTAAATGATAATGAATTATTTGCTATCTTAACACTCTCACCAATAGTTAAACCATGATTTGCTCCAATATTCAATACTAAATTACCATTAGTAGAATTGTATGTAGATGTTGAAACACCATGACCTTTAATAGGTGCAGGTCCAACATTAACATTAAAATTATTTGAATCAACAAATGTAATTGTATGCCACTTACCACTAGCAGGATCTGTTGATCTTGGATAAGTCTTAGTTGCTGTATTACCATCCATTGCACAAGTAAAGGACAATGAATTATCAGCAAACTTAACTAGATTTCCAGTTGCAAATCCATGACTATTAACAGTACAAGTCATAATACCTGTACGTGGAGTATATTTTGCTGCGCTTACCTGATGGGTGGATGGTGAGGATATAATACCATGATTAGTTAATTTTAATTCTAGATATCCACTAGAAGGATCATAATTTGTCCCAACCTCAGGAGTATACTTAACACCAGTATTAGAAGTTACACTATTTTGTTTAGAACGTACAAAAGTATGAACCGATGGAACATAGGTATGTTTAATTCCAGTAGCACTACCAAGAACAGATGTAAATGTTTTTGATGTTCCTACTGCATCAACAATACTATTCACAACATATGATGACTGTGGATCTGGGAAAACAGTTGTAGTAATACCCGAACCAGAAGGACATGTAAATGCAATACCAGCTAATGTAATTTGATCATTGGCATTAAAACCATGAAGACCCATCGTGGTTACTGTTGCAATTCCAGTGGGTTCATCATAATCCACATTGGAAATTGTGGTTATACCAGCTTGAGTTGATTGAATATACAGTCTATCTAATATGAGTGGTGTCTTTTCTAATATTAATCTTCCATCTACTAGAATAGCAGCATCATTTGGTGGAATTTCTATATCCTTTATTATTCTTATATCTCTTGTAAGTGATGTACTTCTTGTCTCTCTTCTATGAATAAAACTTACAGTTGGATATGTACCTATTCCTACATTTGATACTTGTGCATACAATAAAATAGCAGAGGTTCCTGTTGGAACTTCATAAAGTTTTTGCTCTCCTGGTGCTACAGGAACTGCAATAGATATAAACTTATTGACTGGTGCAATTGCCATATTATCTCAATGCTAGTATTAATGGTGTTAGTTGTGCTTGGATCGCTCTATTGAAATCCCTTCCTCTAATTGTTGATGTTGTTTGATCAATTACTAGACCTTCACCGATTCTGAAGTTTCCTTGCTGATCTGTACTAGTAAATGGAACTTGACCTCCGTTAATAGCAACAATTTCATTCGCAGGAAGAGGTTCCCCTCCCTGGAAGGGGTTTGCAGTATTTAGGTCTGTACCTGCGCCAACATATTCAAAAGAATGAGAGCTAGTAATGATACGACTAATTCTCTTGAATTCAACACTAGTACCTGCACCAACAGCATATGGTACAAATTCATTAAGAGTTACTGTTGATAACCCTGTTGTATGTCCAGCAGCATCAGATGCAACAGCAACAGTATAATAAATTGGATCGAATTCTGGTTCTAATACTGCATTACCACTAGAAGGTGTAAGACTAACAGTTTGAGTAGGTAAGAAATTCCTTCCACTATTGATCACATCAACAGAAGTTATTGTTCCTGCTGCACTTACATTCACAGATAACTCTGCTCTAATAGCTTCTGGACCTTCTGGTGAAGATACACGAACACTTGGTGGTGCTGTCTGACTATAAGTTCCTGGTGTTCCACCATTCGTAACTTTTATACTACGAATCGTATTTAATGGTGCAGAAAGATATCCAGTCGCATTAATATCATTATAAGCTGATAAATTAATCTTAAACCATAAACACTGACCATCAAAAGGCTTTCTCTTATTATTAAAACTATCAGTAACAGCATTAATTTCAAATATATCATTTTCTGCCGCTTCATTTAACTGAGTTTGTCCCTCAAATTCTATTGCTCCAACCCCATCAGCAAATAAACCATAATTACCAAATGATGAGTTAGAGTTTGTTAAGTCACACTGTCCACCAGTATCACAATAAATTGCTTTATCACATCCAATAGTAAATATAGAAACTAACTGAGCATATCCATTATTAGTAATAGATACCCCAATACCAGACTCATTGTATTGAGTAAATGAATCACAAACCATACTCTTAATATCTTGCCCTAGATCATTAACTCCATCAAATGCAGCATTAACATGATTACCATCAATCTTCATACCAATACTACCAGTCATGAAGTTAGTACAGTTTCTTACATAAGGACTCTTATATCTACCTGTTTTACCCTCATTAGCAGGACCAAGTGCAATATATCCAGTGTTTGCCTGATCACTTACATCTAATGGTGGGAAAGCAACTGCACCACCGCCTGTATGAGCATATGTAACACCGCCTTGATTATCATCATGGGGACCAGAGAAGTTAATATTCTGTATTAAACAACCTCTTCTAACATGGAATACATCCTTAGTTCTATTACTTGGTACAACAGTTACTAGTCTTAAATCTTCACCTGAAACTGAAACATCAGTTCTAAGTCCAATTGGATTATTCTCATAATAATACCCAGAACGAACGATAATAGTATCACCTTCTTGTGCTACTGTTGCCGCTGCACCAATAGTTCTCTTAGAATCACCTTCTAGCAATCCACTATTTGTATCACATCCATTAACAGAGACCCAAATAGCATTTTTAGTTTCAACACCAGATGGTCTCCAAGATACACCAGTTCCAACAGATGATAAACGCCAATCAGTCTTACATATTCCTACACCAGTATTCTGATTAATATCAAGTATAGAAGAATCAAACCTTGCCGTTCCTTTAAAATGTGATGTTTCCTTGACTTCTATTGAAGTATTAAATGTTGAAGCAGCACCAACTATTAATTGTTTCTGTAATGTTGTGTCACCATCTACATTTAGAGTTGCATCAAAATCACCTGTACCAGTAGCCCTAAAAGTATCATTGATTAAAGTTGCACCCTCAACAGTCAATGTACCACCCATCGTGGTATCAGCATCAACATTTAAATCTGAATCAAAATCAACATTACCCTTAGCATTTAATGTTTTTTCTAATATAGTAGATTCATCAACAGTTAAATTACCTCTAAGAGACGTATTTCCATCAACATTCAATGTAGAATCAAAATCAACTGCTGCGGAGACATGAAGAGTTCCTGTTACATCTAATGTTGTAGAAGGACTATTGTTGTTAATACCAACATTAGACATTCTGTAAATATTTTCTCCCGATGTATATCCCCACAAATCATAAGATTCTATATCCGCAATCATTGTGGAATTATTAGGATTTGGTATTGGAATGATAGAAGTAGTTCCTATACCCAGACTATTATTCTCCCTAAAGTTTAAAGTTGTAAATGTTTGAGCAACTCCTGCTACTGGGATATAAGTTCCATGATCTTGTACAAATATTCCTTCTAATGCGTCTGGTGATGCTGAAACCCATCTTATACCAGCAGCATCTCTATTCAAATAATATCCATTTACACCAGAACTATTTGCTGAATCATAGATATGTTCATCAACTTTTATACTTCCAGCAACATCAAGACTCTGTTCAGGAATGGAAGTTCCAATACCAACATTACCTGCTCCTGGACCACTTACAATACCAACAAAAACTGTTCCAGCAGCACCAACATCTATTCTCTTAGTAACAGTTATAATGCCAACTTGAAGATGATCAAAATTAACACTATCATAAAAATTTACAGGTCCAAAGAAACTACTAATTCCACTAACTTCTAAGTTTCCTTGTATATCTACATCTTGGAATGTCCATTTACTACCATCACCAGTAATATCATAATTAAAACTACCATAGATGTATAAATCCTGGATTAAGGTAGTACCTGGAAAAGGATAATCACCACTTATACTCATAGTGCAACACCTAACTTTGCCTTAACTCCACTAACACCCAATGCACCCATTGCTTTTCCAGCAATTAAAGCATCAGTAAAACATTGAAAAGGATTTTCCCACAACACTATAGTCTCAAATGGAGTTTTTATATGACAATGTTGTGAAGGATTGAGATTTATCTTACGTCCATTAATATTAACAGTATCAGTATATCCTCTATCTGGATTACCAACATCAACAGTAGGTGCTTTAATAACAATCCTATCCGAGGCATCAAGTGTTATTACTCTTGCCTTTATACCAATATTACCCTTATCAGCATTAATATGTGCATCTCCATTATGACATTGAAGAACATATCCAACTCCCTGATTACAATATTGCCCCTTTACCCCTGCTTCAATTTGATAAGTACCTTCCGAATAAACAACAGACATTCCATTTTCATTCAATCCCTGTCTGTAAGTAACCTTAGAAGGATTCATTGCTTGTAAGGTATAAGCAGATGCACCGCCAGTTCCAACAATATTAGTACCAGTTTCAATTAATAAATTACCAAAACTATCCTGAAGTCTATTTTCCTGACCTTCTGACATTATAAATTCTCCATAGTCTCTAATCCTGGAGTTCCACCAGTAACACAATCAATCACTTGAGCCACATCAGTCTGTGGAATTTCTGTTGTAAGTATTGGACGCAAAACCGCACCTGACCCAGGACCTATAATATTTAGAGGTGGTTTAGTATTGGGATATGCTTTACCATTTGGTTTAACACAAGTAATTCCACCATTCTCATCTAATCCACAAATTTCAAAGTCTTCTATTATTGCACCATCATATCCTTCACCTGGATCATCAATAATTATCTTATCAACATAATAATCCTGAGCCTTATAATTGCCAAGAGGATATCCTTCACCTTCTGCTATCATCTTAATAGCAATAACCTGACCAAAGGTAGGTGAGTTTTGATTCTTATCAATGATTGCTTGACCATAAGCACCATATCCCTGCTCACATTCATCAACAAACGCTACCAGTGGTGCATCTCTATATCCTTCACCAGGAGCTGTCAGATTTACACCAAGAACACTAGCAGTCTCTTCAACATCTCCAAATATATCTTCTTTATCAAAATTGTAGATGAAATTGCCAAGAAGAACTTCTCCAGCAGCACCTACTCCTCCACCACCAAAGAAGTCAAGTCGTGGAGGTTTACAATTAGTTGCTGGTCCAGCGTCACAATTACCCCCTCCAAGATTTCCTGCATCACTAACCTTTGATCCAAAAATCTTAAACTTACCAACACTCTTTTCAAAACCTTCTAATTTCTCTCCTACTGCTGATGAAAGTGCTCCAGCCTGAAATGCTTTATCTATGATATCCTGCTGACCACTACTATTTCTATCCTTTAATAATCCAGCATCAATTTTATACTTAGTCGTAGAAGGACAAGTTTCAGTTGGACCACAAGAAAATAATCCTTGAATTTTCCGCATAGTATTAATACCCTTCATAATAGTATTTTTTATATTAAATCCTGCTCCAATTGGACTGAATATCTTTTCTAATGGTCCAATGAATGGTCCTACCATAGAATCTATTACAGAACTAATCTTATTTGTCAATCCACTGACCATATCCTGTGCTACACATGATATACCATTAGTAATATTTCTCACCATTCCTGTAAGCATATCTTCAATAGTTCCCTTTATTGCATCAGATGCTTTTGCAACTAAACATTCCATACCCTTAAAGAGTTTATCGACCAGTGGTATCGCTGCTGCCTCAACTCCCAATATTGTTGCAATAGCAGTAAGTTTTTCTGGAATTGTTGCAAAAAAGAAATCTTCAATACCTTTAAGAGCTTTCTTTATCCATTCAACTAATGTGGATTGAAGAGAATCTGTAATCGAACCTATAAAACCTTTTGTAGTATCACCAATCATATCAGTAACATTCTTCATCTCACCTGGAAGATCTATCAATGATGCTCCTGCTCCCGAAGCTAACTTGAAAAAATTATCTAAATATGATTCTGTTTTTGCAAAGAAATTATTTTTACAAGGGTCTGCAAAGATCATTTCCATACCAGATGTTAATGATGCTGGTGCAGTAGGAAAAGCAGCTAATTTCTTAAACTTCTCCATTGTTCGATCGTACCCAACCTTTTCCGCCATAGGAAGATTGTTGATCTGAGTCTTGGTTAATGGTCTAGTATTACTAACAAGAGGACCAATTACAGAATCATTCTTATATGCTTCTATCCTCGATTGAAGTTTCGGTACTTGAGGATTATATTCAATTAATTGCTTAATTGCTTTAATGGTAGTATCAGTTGCCATTATTTCATTATAGTCTTATAAGTTTATTTATTAGAGTTATGATAATTCTAATCCATCAGCATACCATTCTCTATACTCAAAGTATTCTGGATTAGGTTGACCATTAATAGTCCTTGGTGGTGGAGCTGCATCCCAAGCATTACCCTTAAATCCATCATTATTATCAGGAATCCATTGTTTCTCTTCTTGTGCTAATATTTTATCCATTCTTTCCCTTTCCCTCTTCTTATCATCATCTTCTTCCTTAGCTACCTGATAACACAACTCCTGTTGTTGCTTATTATTACCTGGATTGCCATCAGGATTTGATACAACTTCTATAACTCTCTCTGGTGTTATATCATTCTTTTTTGCAACTGTTTCAATTGCAACTGTTGCCTTATTCCCACCCAGATGCTTCTCATATATTTGATCGTACTGATCTTCAGTAATAATACCATTATTCTTATTCTTAACTTCTTCCATTTCATTTTCCATCTTCACTCTAGCTACTCTTCTTTCGGCAACGGTTTGTTTTGATTCAGTTTTCGACTGTTCTACTATTTCAGCACCTTTTTCTGTTAATGGTTTGGGTATATCATTCATCTTATTCTCACCTTCTGTAGGTACTGTCCCTTCCTCATTAGACACTCCCATTTGATTTTGTAACTTATCCTTAGTTGTTTCATTACTAGCAGTTCTTCTGCTACCTATTGATTCTCGTACAGAACAAACTGGTGAAGGACATCCACCCTGATCACCAATTTGATTCCGTCCAACTACTGATGGTTGAATACCTTTCCAGAATCCATCCATACTCCCAAGTTTATTACCAAACTTAGTTTGAATATAAGATGTTCTTGGGAATACACCTAGTATAATTGGCTGTCCATCTTCTCCACCAAGATAAGCACCAAAAACCATATCACCTTGTACTATACGTGAAGATCTAAATCTTCCTCCTCCACCACTACCATCAGTTACATTAACTAATGCAATGCACCATCTAACTTCTCTATCCTCAATAGTATCCTTTTCAGAATAATCTCCTACGATACGAACTTTATATCTATTACCCCAACCCTGACCTTTTACTTGCTCATCCTGAGCATCAAAAGGTACTATATAACCAGTCCAAGGAATTAAAGGTTGCCTAATATCTACTGCTGCTGCCATTATTCCTACGTATTTTTAGTATATAGACCATAAGTATCACGGGCCAAAGTCATAGATGTATAAGATCTTTCTGGATCAAAATGATGACAAAGATGCAATATAAGATATTTTCCACTCTGATGTTCATTAATAGATTGATTAACCTTATTATCCAATGTCACATTCTCAATTTCACATCTAATAACATCACCTGCTCTAAGTTCCACATTACAAGGAACTTGAATATTCATAATCTGGGAGTGTAGAACATCATACCTCATGGATGATTTTGCTCTCCAAACATAAGGATTATTCTCATCTTCCTTCAAAATAGAAGGATCATAAGATCCAATATCTAGAATATGATTAAATGTTTTCAAATGATCTTTAACCTGTACAGATTCTTCTTTCTTACCAAGAGTTGTTTCTGGTGCTAAATTAACAAAAGATTCTTTACATTCCCAACTCATTGGGTTAGTTGTTATAACCCTACAACTATAAGCTCCTGACTTTAATGCTTTTAAAACATCCTGATCCTTAGAAGATATTGGTGGTGCTAATATTTTAAAGTCATTACTAGCATCAGAAAGACCAGATGTTAAGACACCCTCATACCTATATGTTGCTACTGGTTCTTGTTTAATAAGTGAATCAATAGATCTAAAATTAAATCCATCCTGTGTCTCATAGAAGAAAAACCCAGGATCACCTTGTTCAGGAATAGCTTTTGTACATAATCCACTGATCAATTCAAAAGGAGTCTTACCTCTACCAATAACACCATCATTATTTTTAGTTTTTTCAATATTAATATCAGGTGCTGAATTAGGTGGAACAGTAAGAAATCCAAATATCTTACTGACCATCTCACTAATCTGACCCTTATGCCTTGATCTCACTGCAATATCCCTATTCTTCATCTCATGTTGAGAAACTGCTGGTATTAAAACACTCTGACGATTTACTTCCTGTCCTGTTGTTGGACTTCCATTAACTTTTAAGGGATATTTTGTTAGATCTAATATACCAGATTCAGTCTCAATCTTAATTTTTAAATCTTCATTGCCCATAATAGGTAAAGAATTTTTAACAGTACCAAGACGATTCTTATCATCCACAACAGCACCACCAACATCTATTTCAGCTAGATTAAGAGTAATCATTGGTGAATATACACTCTCAAAATATTCAATACCAGTAACATAGACACCGTTAAATGAAGGTGAATCACCGAGTGATACTTCCTTACTACCGTTGCTAATCTTTATTTCTGAGTAATGTGCTGCTGATGATCTTGACATATTATCCTCCTACTGGTACATATACCTTTTTAATAATAGGCTGATTTATAATTACGGTATTTTCACTACTACCAGCAGCACCATTACTATTCATCAAATTATCCAATCTATTTCCTTCGATATTTTTTAAATAATTTTTACCCTCAGAACTCTTCAACCATTTCTTATATGCCTTCATATTACCAATTTTCTTATCACCAAAATAAAAAACTCCACCACCAAACATAAATTCCCAATAATGAGGATCAAGTATATTGAGTG